TTTTGCTGCTGGAGAGGTAGTGCCGATACCTACGTTTCCTGTATTTCCAATAGCCATTGGAGTCTGGCTTCCTGCAGCATTATGCTGTCGGAACATAAAGGTTCCGTATACACTGTTACCACCGCCGCTATAAAAACTTCCTACGTTTATGCCGCCTCCGCCATTGTCGTAATCAACATAGCCATACTGACTTGTAGCATTTGGACGATGAACTCTTAAACCTGCAAGACCTTGTCCAGTTGTTGTTTGACTGGTATCGACAACAGAAAGTGCTGCGGTTGGGGCAGATATGCCGATACCTACGCGACCACTATTATCAATCTTAAAACGATTACCTGCAGAGCCAATATCTCCAATTTCTACATAACTTGCAGTACGAGTAGAAGCTACATCTGCAAGCACACTAAGAGGAACATTTGCGTGGTCGCCTGTAGCATTTAGTTGAGTAATTGTTGATCCACGAGTCGTCATAAACCCAAATGCATTAACAGCAAATGGATAGTTATTACCTGAATCGTTTACTCGAAAACTTCCGCTTTCAATACTAAAGTTAGAACTGTTAAGAGTAACTTTTTCAGTTCCCGCAATGTCCATGCGAATTATATCTTCATCAGAGGATTCTTCAACTTGAATCTTTGTATCGCCATCAGAATCAAGTATAGAAGTGGATGAGCCTCCGCCTCCGCCTCCGCTTGAGTCATTTTGAAAAGTTAAATTACCTGAGCCATCTGTTTTGAGCACTTGACCCGCTGAACCATCTGATGTTGGGAACGTGAATGCATCATTAAATGTAATTGCCCCACTAGTAGCAATTTTTAATCTTACGCTGCCGTTTGCTTTCAGTCCAAATTGATGGTTCGAGTTTGTGCCTATGTAAGCTGCGGAAGCTTGAGCTTGAAGATTAATTAATGCTCCACTCGCACGCTCAATATTTATTTCGCCATTGCCTGTAGATTTTACGTGAAGAGTGCCGCTAGGATTGGTGGTTCCAATACCAACATTGCCTGCGCTAGTAATACGCATCTTTTCAGATAAAGTTGAGGATGCGCTTGTATAAAACAACATGGAATTGTCCACAGCATAGTTGGTTTCACTAAAACTGCTAATAGCAACTCCACGGTTTTCATCTGGCGTTGAGTACAATCTTAATCTTGCACCGTGCCCTGTTCCTGCAGCATTTACTGCATTGCCGACATCAAGTACATTTGTAACACCACTTACTGCGCTTGCTCTAACGTGTAGCTTTGCACTTGATTCCGTAGTACCTATACCAACATTACCGCTCGAGTCAATACGAAGGCGTTCTGCTCCTGCTGTTGATATTGCGAGAGAGTCGCCATTATGTCTATATCTAATTTGTCCGCTAGTTGTAGAACCTGAATCACCAAAATTAATATCATTTATACTTGTTGTATCAGGCACACTGATTTGCAGAACTGCTGCTCCTGATGTTGAATTAACCCTAAATAAAGACCCCGTACCTTCTACATCTAATAAATAGTTTGGAGAAGCAGTTCCGATACCTACGTTATTATTTGTAGCTATAATTAAAGCACCTGTTCCTGTATTTGTAGATAATCCAAGAGGTATACTTGTTGGTGTTGTAATTAAGCCCCCTGTAAAGGAGCCTGTGTTTCCTGCAAATATATCTACTGCACTCGTGCTACCTTTAAACCTTGCAACATATCCCTCACTTCCCGCTTTAACTTCAAGTTTTCTAGCAGGGCTTGAAGTTCCTGTTCCTACACCAACACTACCGCCTGCTGAAGGTACAAGAGAAACATTATTTGTACCTGTAGGATTTACGACCATGAGCTGCCCTGCAGGAGTAAACAGTGCAAAATCATTTTCAGTGCCTGTTACTCCATGAAACGCTAAACCATGGTTACTTGCTTTATAAATTCTTCCCGCCTCCGAAGAAGAAAAACTTATATTTGAAATAAGTTTTAGTGCTCCAGAGATATCTACACCTGCGGAACTAGTTTCAAACTTCTTAGTACCATCATAATACAAGTCTACTGAACTGTTCGAAACTGCTCTTAAAAAGTTTTCTCCTGTTGCAGTATCTGCTAAATCTAGGTTTGTACCTTGAATTATAAGATTACCTGTGCCATTTTCTAAAATTCGACTGTGTGAACCGTCATGATAAATTCTTAAATCATTGCCAGTTCCTAGTTGAATTTTTTCATTGTCTCCCATTGTCAAACCATCAGCAACTAAAGTTCCTGTGATTGTGGCTCCGGTAGAAGTGGTTGCAAGTTTTGAAGCGCCATCATAGTACAAAGTTACCGCACCATCCGTTGTAGCAAGTAGATAGTTCTCACTAAAAGCAGAGTTCATTAATGCAAGATTATTGGATGCTCCAATATAAAGGTCTCCTGTGCCTGCATCTTTAATAAAACTATGGCTTCCATTATGAAAAATCTGCAAATCTGATGCATCACCAAAGTTTGCCTTATCATTGTCGGCAAAAGTCAAGTCAGCAGAGGTCGATCCGCCGTCAAACGTCAGATTTCCATCAATATCTATCCCTGCACCGACAATAATGTCAGCTAATTTTCTTGCTCTTGACTTAGCCATTTTTTACTCCTATATTACCAAGGTACTCCAGTACCTGTAGTGGGTGTTTTTGATTCGTCAATTTGTGCCTGTAGGCTTGTTTGAACTGCATCTTTGTCAACGTCTGCTGCCCAGATCCAGTCTTTTACATTTGCCTCTGTAACCGAGTCATATGCAACGAAGTCGCTTGCTGAAGAATCAGGAGTAAGACCTTGAGTGCCGTAGCTTGATGCATTGTGAACTACGGCGTCATCACCGCTTCCTACAGTTTCTGTTGCGTCACAACGCCAGTGCACCATTGTAATACCGCCGTCCGACATAGTTCTTTCGCAAGTAGCGATTGTCCAGTTAAATGCTGCTGCCATTTTAAGTCTCCTTTATTGGGTTATTGCCCATTTTCCATTGGTATAAGTAAAACTATACCCTTCATGTATTGCAATATCTCCTTCTGCCACTGCAGGGAAGTCCATTGCATTAATTTCTATGAGTGCTTCTGATTGAGTCATTAGTATGCTCCTGTTGCTGCTGAATGTTGTGTTACTGCTGTAACTTTTCTGTCTCTAAAACTATATCCTCCCCACTGAAACCAATCAATACTAAACTGTGCATACGCTGCGTCTATTTTTGCAACTAATACCACATACCCATCACTAGACATATAACTTGGTTGTACTAGTTCTAGAGTTCCTTCATTTTGTCTTACTACATTGTAGAAAGAATTACTCCAATTGTGCCATGAAATTTGTCCACGAGCCCAAGTTCCACCATAAGCATAATAGTTATGATAAGTAAAACTACTCATTGTAAACTCGCTATTTCCGTAAGCAGAGCCCCCTCCCCAAAGATTTGTTTTCATGTGGACATACACACCAGAGTTTGATGAGCTAGGTCCCGCGTAAACAAACCAGTCTCGAGTATTTCGAGCAACATTAGTAGAGGCTCCCTGTGAGTATCCTGAAACTATTGAACCTTTTGTAGTTAGCGTAGTAGTGGCAGAGACACCAGTACGAAGTGTATCTCCGATACCTACGTTGCCTGCATTATCAATTACTAATCTTGCTGATCCGCTAGTTATATTACCCGAAGTTCCAATAGTAGGATCTGTAGTTGCATTTGTACCCGAAATAATTGCAAACTTACTAGCTCCTAGCGCATTTGTAATCATATAAGGACGAGAATTAGAAGTATAATTTTGGTTGGAATTTAACAGTAATGTACCATAACTTCCATAATAATCTGATCCATTAGATGTAACCGAAAATCCGCTTAGTGTAGTTGTATACTGATTACCAATATAATCTGAGCCAAGATTTGTATTTCCGTGTACATCAAGAGTAGAGCCAGGAGAAGTAGTGCCGATACCGACATTTCCGTTTCCATTAAAATGCGCTGCAATAGTAGCTGCGTCGGCACCTTCTGAAGGCATATTGGTAAGAATTTGAAGAGAGCCTTCACCTCCCGAAGCACCTGCAACTGCTCGAATTTTTGCCATTACACCAGGAGTAAAATCAGTAGGATCACTATGATAAAACTCTATTTCTCCTGTTGAATCGCCGGCAGTAAATCCTGTAGTAGTATTTGTAAGACGAATAGTTGGAGGGCTTGCTAAAGTTCCTGCAATATCTAAATTGACTTGTGGAGAAGTAGTGCCGATACCTACGTTGCCAGCATTAGCCACAGTAATAGCAAGTATACTATCAGTAATATTTTGCCAATACGTGTTAGAATTATCAGAATGGAAGCCCCACTTTTTAGCAGTTACTCCAGTACCTGTTCTTTGGTAAGCAAGAGAAACTGTTCCCGGTCCAGAGATTTCTAAAGGGTACCCAGGAGAGGTAGTTCCGATACCAACGTTACCTGCCTCTTCAATCACTAAGCGAGTCTGAAGAGAATCACCTTGATTAGTTAAAAATCGTAAGTCACCGCGAGCTTGCCCATTTAGTGCACTTTGAGTTGAAATTATTTGTGCACCGGTATTTCCATCGCTTGAAGTATTTGTAGTGTCTCCTCCTCCAAATGCAATTCTTACGTCATCATTGTAGCCGCCTCCTACAAGATAAAGAGTGGGGCCTGACGCGTTATAAATTGTAAGATCATGCGGAGGATTTGTGGCGCGAATACCAACATTACCATTTTTCTTGAGTACTTGCTGTACTCCATATGAAGGATAAGTAAACTCCCAGCCCTCTTGAGAGTACATTACAAATTTATCGCCCTGAGTACCATGATAGTAGTCAATATGTGCACGAATTGAACTATCGGCGTTTACAAAACGAAGCCCAGAAAAACTATTATTAGGAGTATAGAATCCAAGATAGTTTTCTCCATCGTCTTCAAGAATAATATTATTTCGAGAATCAAAAGTAGTCGCACCACTCGCGCCTGCTTTTACGTGAAGCTTATTTGCTGGAGAAGTAGTGCCGATACCAACGTTGCCAGAAGGAGCTATAACTAGTGAATTTACTTGAGTACCACTTGCGTTTGTTGACCTAAAACCAAATCCGGTGTTATTGCCTACACCATCAAAAAGAAGATCAGTACCTCCGCCTCCAAAGTCAGACATTCCTAACGTAAATGATAAACCTGCGTTGGTCGTTGATCTTGCAATAGTTATTGCAGGAAAGTCACTACCGCTATCGACATGTAATCTTGTACTTGGATTAGTAGTACCGATACCTACGTTGCTTGCTCCAGTAATAACTAAAGGATACCGTCTACTTCCTCCATTTGAGTCTTGAGCAAACCAAATTTGACCATAGTGTGTAGCAGTTCCTCCACTATATTTACTTCCAATAAATGTTGTGTCGCTATTATACCCGTATTCAAGCCAGCCGTACTGTCCGAAAGCATTTGGACGATGAACTCGAATACCTCCAGAACCATCAAAAGATGTGGAGGTTAGGCTTGAGTTATGAACAGCTAGAGGAGCATCTGGAGAAGCAGTGCCGATACCTACGTTGCCCGTAGCTCCATCAATACGAATTCTTTCATACGAACCGTCTGCAACACTTGCTCCTGCTTTTGCATGAAATGTTAGATCGCCATTGTATGAATATGAAATACCCGCACGAACATCACCTGAATTTGGAGATCCGTCATCAATTCTTGCTCCGAATCCAAGCATCGGTCCAAATTGATCTGTTCCAGTTCCAACGTCTGCATCATCGTGGTCTTGACCCCAAAGTGTTACAGCAACTTTACTGAATGTATCTGCAACAGGACCGTTAAAGTCTTTTCTAAATACAGATCCTACAGCGTTTGTTGAGCTAACGTCTAGCGTACCAACTGGAGAAGTAGTGCCGATACCAACTCCAGTACCGTTTTTAATATATAAATCATTACCTGCAGAGCTGTCTGTGCCTGTTGTAAAGCCTATATCTCCTGCAGCTTTACTATAAATTTGCCCTCTTAATGCTGTACCTGCGTTGTTAAAAAATTGAATAAAGGAATAGTCATCGGCAGACCTTGCTCTAAGAGCTATGCCATTAGCACCACTATCAGCAGTAATAGTAAGAGGTTTATTTGGATTAGTATTTCTGATACCAACGTTGCCACTGGAGTCGATACGCATGCGTTCTGTAACTGCTGTAGCAAAACGCATAGAGTCAGTGTTGTGGTCGTAAACTATTTGTCCGCGTCTTGACCCGCCTCCAGTTGTTGTGGTATCACCAAAATAAATGTTGCTAGTTCCATCAGTCGCACTGATAACACTAATACCATTATTGCCGCTAGTTGTACCAACAACTAAATTATTTCCATCACCACTAAAAGATGACGGGGTGGTAGTGCCGATACCAACATTGCCGCTCGAGTCAATACGGAAGCGTTCTGTAGTGCCATCATAGATTTCTAACGCACCGGTACCGCCTACATTAAATTCGAACGTAGAGCCTTCTACATCATCAGCTATTTGTAGCTTACCGTTACCGGATGCTTTGATTATTCCAGTTACATCGACGCCCGCGGAGGTTGTTTCAAATTTTTTGTTACCACCAAAATAAAGCTCAACACTATTTGATTGGTTCATGTTAGCTAAAGTATTTCCAACAGCATCTTGGAAAAGAATATCATTACCACCCTTTATAATCAGATCACCTGTTCCAGTGTCAGTAATTCTACTATTGTTTCCATCATGAAATATTTCAAGATCCTGACTGGTACCAAGTCGCAGTTTTACATTATCAGGAAGGTCGAGATTACTGAGAGTATCGAGAGTTACAATACGATTTCCAACTTCTACTTCAATAGCAGTTCCGTTTGAAGGAGCAGTAGTGAATGTAAGAGTTGTACCACTTACGGAATAGTTAGATTTTGACTGGTACACACCATCTACAAATACACGGGTATTATTTTCATCGCCTGGATTTAGAGAAAGAGTAAATGCAGTAGTTGAACCGTTTCCTGTAAAAGTATTTACTGTTGTTTGACCATCGCTTATCTTTTTCTTATATGCAATAATTTGTAGATAATCGTTTGCATCTACGGTCTCAGAAAGTACGATTGAAGTACCGTTTGTTGCAGTGTAGTCTACAGAAGGGTCAAGAAAAATACCATTAAGAAATACTTGAATTGCATTTGCAGTATACGAGAGAGTTTGACTATTATCATCAGATCCAGTAAATGTTGTCTGCCCTGAAGTAGCAGTAAATTGGTATTCTTCTAAGATTGCATCAGCAGCGGTAGGGCCGCTACCGCTTGCAGTAGAAGTAATGGTTACACTATCACCAGATGCATTTGTTGAAAGAGTAATATTATTTCCTGCAACAAGAGTTAGAGTATCACTTCCTTGATCTGCAACTACATCTGATTGTCCAGATACAGCAATAGTTCCGAAAGAGTTGCCACCCGTTTGGTTAACAAAACTAAAATTACCGCTACCATCTGTTTGTAATACTTGACCATTTGAACCATCACTAATACTTAAATCAGTAAGTGCTGAAGGTATTGAAGTATTTCCTGCAAGTGCAGTAGTTGAACTAGTTCCTAGTTGTAGAGAGTCGGTAATTCCATACCCTGCAAGAGTAGTTGGAGTAGTTCCTAAATCATCAAAATTAAGAGTATCAAACTCAATCGAGTTACCGCCCGAGTTTACTTTTAAAAACTTTCCGGCGGCTCCAGTAAAGTTAGCAGGAGTATCTGAAAGACCAAGAAAAGTAGCAGAGCCACTACTTCCTGTAGACGCAAACGTAATTGAGTCACCTGACGCGTTTGTAGTGATACTCATATTAGTACCGGCTACAAATGTAAGAGTATCAGTTGCTGAATCGGCTACAACACTAGTTTGTCCGGATACAGCAATAGTTTTAAATGCATCAGTTACGGTTCCAGAGGAACCTCCAATTTCAACAATAGAGTCAGAGCCATCATTTTTCTTAATGAACATTTTACCATCGTAAGTATTGATGGCAACTTCACCTAGCTCTAAATCTGAGGTTGAAGGAGTATTACCAGAAACGGAAGACCGTTTTAGTTTAATTGTTTGCGCCATGTGGCTCCTCCAGTACTATGCGTATTTACGCGAGAGGTATTAAATTTAGAATGTACCGCCGTCTAGAATATTAGACCATTGAGCTGCTCCGCTCGTATTCATAGAAAGAACATAGTCGTGTGCAGTAGCATTACCAGAAGGCTTGACAAGTCGTGTGTAACCTGCATTTGAGGCTGCACCGATAAGTAAATCACCTACGGCAGTTGCGGAAATTCCTTTTATTCGTAAAGCATCACTATTAACTTCTAATGTGATGTTGTCATCATTTACATCAAGTTGATTACCTGTTTTTGATAAAGCATCACCTGCTGTAATTTGACCTGCTCCAGAGAATTGAACAAAAGAAAGCGAAGTACTTCCTACAGTAATACTTCCATCTGTTGTAAGTACAAATCCATTATCAGCGTTTACAGTACCCTCTTCTACAAAAGTAAATAATCCTGATGTAACTTCAGTGCTTGAATCCGCATCTGTTGCTCGAGTCATTGCAGAAGCAGATCCGTTAAATACATAAATACCGTTTTCAGAGGCAGTTGACTGGTCTTTTAACAGAACTCGATCACCACTTGATAGTGTTATACCATCAATCGCTGTACCAGGACCAGAAACTGTTACATTTGCTGTAGAAGCGACTCGTACAGAATCTTTAAAATCAAGTCCAACTTTTACTGCGTCAACGTACTCTTTTGATACAAGAGAGTTTGCTCCAAATCCTGCACGATTTTTGTACCCAGAAGGAACAGTAACAGTTCCTGTGCCATTTGGAGAAAGTACTAAATCACCGTTTGAGTTTGTAGTTGAGATAGTATTTGTATCTACAGATACATTATCAACTGCTAAAGAGTTACCTGCTAAAGTTGTGAAGGTGCCTGCTGCAGGAGTGTTTCCACCAATTGTTGCACCATCAATAGCACCGCCGTCAATATCAGGAGTATTAATGTCTGGAGAAGTAAGAGTTTTATTTGTTAGTGTTTGTGTAGTATCTGTACCTACAAGAGTAGTAGTTGCTGCAGGAAGTGTAATTGTAACATTTCCACTGAATGCAGAGTGTGCTGGCGCTTGCAGTCTGGCATAGTGCGCATTTGAAACTTCACAATAGAAATCAATTCTTGATTGAGTTCCGCCATTCTTTATAGCAATAGCACCTTGTGTAATACTTACACCGCTGCTTGAACCTCCTGGGCCTGTTATAGTTCCAGAGAAGTTTGCAGCTGCCGCTGTAGTTGTGCCTGTAAGAGTTGGAGAAGTCAATGACTTATTTGTCATTGTCTGCGTAGCAGTATTAGATATTAATTCAGTACCTGCTGCAGGAAGAAGAAGAGTATTAGATGCTGAAGCACTGTGTGGAGCAGCTTGCAATGTTTGGAAGTGCGCGTTTGAAGAACTGCAATAGAATCGTATACGAGAGTCGTTTCCGCCACCATTCTTTAAATCAATAGTGCCGTTTTCAATCGTTACTCCACCGTTTCCAGTAGTTCCGTCACCGTCAACTACAAGAGTCTTTCCTGTAGTAATTTTCTCACCAGAGTTTGTCGTAATAAACGACATATAGGTATTAGAGCCTTCTGCGATTGTAAGAGCAGTGGCAGAGTTATCTACAAGAGAGAGTTGAGTAGCTTGAGCACTAAGGTCAACAGTACCTGCATTAATTTTTAAGTTTGCTGCAGGAGCTAGTATAAGATTACCGCTGGAAGTGTCAATTTGATTTGCAGTATCATTAATTTGTATATTACCAGTAAGTAATTTATCAATCTTACTATCTGCATCTACAATAATTGCACTAGAAGCTGTTAAAGTACCTGCTGTATGATCAAGCATATCAACATAAACTTTACCACCAATTGCTACAACTGCATTGTCTGCAGGAGCACCAATAAATAGCTTATCACTATTATCCGAGTACGCTAATTCACCTGCTGTTAGGGAGCTAGGAGCTGCAGTGGTTGTACTGCGTTTGATTTTGATTGTTTGAGCCATTTAAAACTCCAAATTAGCCTTAAAAGGCTCCTGCGTCTAGCGTGTCTGAATCACCTGAAGCGTCACCTACTATTATAGGTACAAACTCAAAAACTCCTGAACTAGTTTCGCGGTATACTTTTATTTGATTATCATCTGTGTCATAAAAAAGGTCTCCCTCTTCTAAGTTTGCAGTTCCATCTGCCGGAGGTGCAGTTCCTCGAAATTGTTGATCTGCAAGCTGCTCTACAGCTCCTTGTAAATTTGTTGCAGTTACAGTTCCATGAGGATTGAAAGAAACTCCAGAAGCATCAGAAGTAGTGCTTGGTATAGCAAAATTATTTATCTCTATTGTGGTTGTATCTTCATTTATTGCAACTTCAACTTTTCCGGTCTCTGTTATCGAAACTTCGGTTACATCTTCTGAAACATCTACTGTAGTAAGTACGACTGACATTATCTTGTTACTTCTTGGTTTATTGTAACCTCTCCCTGTATAAGGCGTTTAACAATAGCATCAGAACCTGTGTGAATTTCAAGATCGTAGTAATAACGTCCTGCAGAAATTCCAGTAGATGTAGCATTTGGAAGCTCCATACGAATAGCTCCTGCGGTAGCGTCTGTAACGGTACAAGTAAAGCTAGCAGCGGCGTTTCCTGACGCATCTTTTTTGGTACGCAACTGCGCTCTAGCAGAATAGCCAGTAAGATTCTTAACCGAACCTGATTCTTTTACGACTAAGTCAAGAGTAAAGTCTGATCCTTGGTCAATAACTAGATTATAAGTTGCTGCTGCCATTTACTTCTCCTATTGTGGAATTATAGCCTAGAGGACATACTATGTCAAGGATTATTTTTTGGAGGTATTACGCAAGGTATCCAATACGCACTCGCAGAGCACTGGAGTCTCGTATGTCAATTCTTGAGTTTCCGAAATTGAAATCCATAAATATACCAGCACTTCCTGCTGAGTTATTAGAGATTTGTAATTGCTCTGCTGTGATTGCTCCTGCTGAAATTTCATTTGCTGTTATAGTATTTGTAGCAATATGCGAAGCAGTAATTTCTTCCGCAGTAATAATTGTAGCAACAATTGAGTTTGCTTGAATCATGTCTGCAGTAATTACATTTGCATTAACAATTTCATTTATCAGACTACCTGTACCTGCTCGAAGTACTGTAGAGTCTACTGCAACTGCATTTGCTGTTACAGAAATACCATCTCCTGCTCCAACATTAAATGTAATTGTTTCATCGGAAGCTTGATCAGTAGTAAAATCTTCTCCACCCGTAAGACCATTTCCAGCAGAGAGTGTAATAGTTGCATCATTTGCTCCAGAAGGTATTGATACTCCTACATTACTTGCACTTGTAATACGTCCTTGTGCATCTACGGCTATTTGAGGAATGTTCGTACTGCTACCATAGGTCGCCGCAGTAACTCCAGTATTAGTTAAGTTGAGAGACCCCGAAGTTGTAACAGTTCCAGATAACCCTGTACCTCCTGATACAGATGTTACTGTACCAGTATTTGTAGTAAAGCCTCTACCGTTAGTAAGTTGATTATTATTAGTAGGAATCGTAGTCGAGCTATACGCATTTGACCCAAAGATTTCATCAAATCTTTTTCTGCGTTCTGATCCATTATCTAAAAGAATTAATTCATCTACTGAAGTATCTACTGCACCAGTCATATCAGTAAGCTCTGAAAGATCTAAACTTAATGATATTGTTCCGGTGCTTGTAATTGTTGTTCCTCCACCATCTAACCCGGCCGCTGTATTAACTACTATACTTGTAACTCCTGAACTTGTTACAAAGCCTTGTCCTGTAACAAAGTCATGTACTTGATCACCTGTTGGAATAGTATTTGCACCGTTTGACACTGCGCCAGTATTAACATTAAGTGTAACACTACCGGAGGAACCACCACCTGTTAATCCTGTTCCTGCTGTAACACCTGTAATATCTCCGGCGTTAGATGTAAAGCCTAAATCATTATTAAATGCACTTAGTCCAATTTCTGAAATAAGTTTTCTTCTATCTGCACCATTATCTAAAAGAATTAATTCATCCTGTGTTCTATTAACACTCGATGTCATATCAGTTAATTCAGAAAGATCTACAAATATACTTTGACCTGATTTTGCAATACCTACTCCTGTACTTATAGCAGCTATAGCTCTTGCATTAGTAAAATAAAGATTATTTGTGCCTTCAGCAAGATTGTCTGTAGTCAATCCTACAAGAGAACTAGGAGTACCTGTTACATCTCCAACAAAAGTGCCAAAAAAAGTACCTGCTTCGACTCTTTCGCTTCCAAAAGTCCATCCTGAAGTTTCATTTCCTGAATTGCCAACTCCACTTTCTGCATATACAAATCTTTTATTTGAAGAGGATCCTCTCTCTACCTCAAGTCCTGCAGTGACAGAAGAAGCTGGAGTTCCCGATTGAGCACTGTTTACAATTATAATATTATCTTCTATAGTTACATTTTGTGTATTAATTGTAGTAGTAGTTCCATTTACAGTGAGATTACCAGCAACTGTTACATTATTACCAAAAGTTTTATTACCATTTATTGTTTGAGCACCACTCGTACGAACTACCGTAGAGTCTACTGCTAGAGAAACTCCTCCAGAGCTGCCTCCTCCACTTAGTCCATCTCCTGCTGTAACACCTGTAATATCTCCAATATTAGTAGTATATCCTTGAGCAATTACAAAGTCATGTACTTGATCTCCTGTAGGAATAGTAGTAGCTCCATTTGTTACAGCACCTGTATCTATATTTATTGTAGCCTCTGTACCAGAAACTGAAACATTAAGTCCATTTGTAAAATTTAAAGATGAAGCATCACTAACTTCTGTCGTACCGTCTTCTTTTATTATAATTTGTGCAGGAGCAGGAGCACTGATTGTTGAGCTTGCATCAATAACTACACCATTCAATTCAAGATTTGTACCATCAAATAATACGTACTTACTTGCATTACCAAAAACCATTTTACCGCCAGTAAGATTTAAGAATGCTCCACTCTCACTTCCTGCAGGCGCAGAATTTGCATCTGGTATATTTCCTCCTTTGAGAGTTCCGGCAGTAATATCACCAATATTTGCACTAATTGATGAAAGAGTTGTAGTTTGTATATCAGTAGCTTGTACTTTAGTTGCATTCAAAAGAGTTGCAACTATAGAGTTCGCTGTAACTTTGTCTGAAGTTATTGCTCCCGCTGCAATGGCACTTGCAGTAATTTGGCCTGCTATAATGTGGTTTGCATTGATTGAATCTGCATCAATCTCACGAGCGCTAATTGCATTTGCCTGAATTTTATCAGCAGTAATTGAGTTTGCAGCAATTTTATCTACACTTATTCCCCCATCCCTTACTCTAATTGTACCGTCATCTAAAGTTTCGGTTGTATCATCTTCATCGTCTGACAAAGTTCTTAAAGTAATAAAATTATCAGTTGAAATAGTACTTCCTGTTTTTGTAATCTCTGCAAAAATAGCATCATTTGCATAGTCGGGTCTAAATGCAGAGCGATATGCAGTAATACTGGATTTTGCAGTACTAAAAGTACGATCAATCAGTAGTTTTGTATCTGAAATAATAGAAATTACAGTTGCACCATCTCCTCCAGAAGGGCTCGTAGAGTTTGATAAATTTAATACGTCTCTCAACTGAACATTATTATTAAATCCACTTCCAGTAACTTCATTTGAATTTGCAGAAACAGAAACAGTGCCTATAGATGTCCATGCAGTAGACAGTGCTGCATTTCCTGATCCGACATCTCTATAGAATTGTAAATTAGAGAAAGCAGATGCCTCGTACTCTAATAGTTTTAGCGACGGTGTTGCAGTATCTAGATAAAGATAATACTTTTCTCCAGCTGAAATGTTTGCAACATTTTTTGCCCCCGTAATAGTATAAGTAATAAAAGGATTTCCTACTGAAGCTACTTGAGTGTTTGTTGCTTGGAATACAAACTGATTACTTGAATTAATTTTGCCCTGTGCTGTAGAAATGGCACCTTTTGGAATACCTCCAGCCATCCGAGGTATATTTTCACTATATGGATCATATACACCGTATTCAATGGCTGTATACGAAGATATATTTCCTTGTCTAGAAATTGCTCGTATTTTAAATGTAGCACTGCCATTTGGAACATTATTAAAAACTGCATGAGTATCTTTTGTTATAAACGGATTTCTTACTCCATCTATGTTGTGTAATACTTCGTATCGCACTATAGACTCTATACTTGATGAAGGTTGATCCCACTCAATTCTCAATTCTTCTCCCGGACTAGAGGCATCAGTTGCTAAAACTACTCTTGGATTTATAGGTCTCGGAATAACGACAGGTTCATTTTCAATATAAACAGAAGCAGGAGTAACTCCTAATGAATACTCTTGTTCAATTGCTGTAAATTTTTCATCAAAATATTCAACTGCACTTATTGCAAAAATATTAGAACTTTCTTCTGTAATACTTAAAACCTTATACATTTTTTCTGATCCAGAAACATTCAAGCCTCCAGAAGTCTCTTTTAATGCCCAAATATTGTGTTTAGAAGGAGTAGTGTCAAAAGTAGCAGAGTTTGCTAGAGTAACTGTTGTTACAGTACTTCCAGGATTTGTAATTTCGTGACTTTCTATATATGAATAAGGCTTCCATACTGTTGGAATAAGCTCTGAGCCTGAACTATCTGTAAATGCATTTGAAGCTCTTTTTTCAGTATCTAAATTTGTTAAAACATAAGCAGAGCCATTAAAAACAAATGCTTGATCTATCTTTTCTCCTCTTTCGTATGTTACTGAATTTATAGTTATACTGCCGTCTGAAGCATTTAATGCTGCCGGAGCAGTTACAAGAGTACTCAACTCGTAAGTTGAGCCAGAGTTAAAAGGAACGCTTCTATCAAAAGTAAGAGTAGTAGATGTTGCAGAACTTGTACGGCCACTATAAGCAACTCCAAATCTATCTGCATCCTGAATATTTATAACATCGCCAGGCTTAACAAAATGAGCAGCTAAAGAAGTTTTAAATGATACAACTTCTGTTTGATTTTGAGCAGTCCATAGTTTCCACCTACCATATCGAATTGCTTGACTTTCTGAAGTGGCTCCAAAAGCTACAGCACTTTCACTAATAATTCTGCCTGTGCGAGCAATGCTTTCTCTATCCTCTACTACTAAAGGTACGGGCTCATAATTAATTGTAGGATCATTCCAAGTAACTACAACTTGATTTACTCTTGTGCGAGAGCCTGAAGACTCGTATGAAAAAATTCCATCTATGATATTTCCTTTTGTAAAATTATAAACAGGATCTTGGGGTGCATCTTGCACAGCAACAACCTTACTATCTTGCCAATAAAGTATTCCTAAAAATATAGTTGCAAAGTCTTTAAACACTTTGTAAGCATCCGTTGCCTTAGTAAGAAATACATTTGCACGAAAACGTGGCTCAACTCTACATGCCTTTGCAGTTGCCGTTGTGAGTGTAGTTGATGTAGCTTGAAAAATTGTTCCTACAGCGTTACTAGAAGCTCCCACTGTACTCCAATTCATTGCTCCTGTAACTTTAATTTTATAGAACTCTCCAACTATTAAAGGAGTTTGATTATTATATTCACTTCCATCATCTACTAGTTCATCACAATATCTCGCTACACGATATAAAGCATACTTATCTATTTCAGTGTCTTTTAACCATCTCCCACCACCATACCTATTATTAGTAACAATATCATAAAATATCCAAGCAGGATTATCTGTATAAAGTGGAGTACTATGAAAATCTCCATTCCAGAACCCTGAATACTTTGCAATTCCTGTATTTGAGTACTCTCGAGGAGTATAAGTATTTGGAACATTTACTAATTTACCTTGAAGTAAGTAACTTCTTTTTGGGATACCATCAAACTGTTTAGACGAAAAACTAACAGAGGCAATTGAACTATAAGGATAAATTAAGTTGTCCTTAATTACTGCACGTAAACTTTCTACAGATGCTGTAGCAGAAAGTTGCCATTTTGATTTATCTGGATCATTTTCATTAGTACCACTTTGACGCACAGGTAGTCCTATATGACGAGTAACTCTTACAATTCTAACTTGAAAGTCTTCAAAAGGGCCTACTATGTTTCTATATCCATCTAAATTTACTTGATGGTCAAAAGATATTGGGGCACTAGTATTTGCAAAATGTTTTACGTAGTCTCCTCGATTAGGGAATAGTGCTTTAAAAGCTGTAAACGCTCCATTTTGTTGAAAACGAATTTGCATTACATAAAATGCATATGCAGTTTCTTTTTTTCCTTTATTTAAATTTATTACTTGAAGTGCAGGATACTTAATAGTAAATCCAATTTCGTCAGCTTCAGCAATTTTAACAGCAGTATCTAATCCAAAAGCAGAGCTGGGTAAAATTGTAGCAGCACTAGCCATAATAGAAGTATCTGGATTTCCAGGAAAAGTTGCACTGCCATCAGTATTTGGAAGACCATTTACGTCAAATATACCTATACCCAAAGAAGACGATAAAGAAGAGCTGATTATTTTTAATTCTGAAGGTCCACTTATATTTGAAGTACTTCCGGTAACTGCTACAGAGCCTCCAACTCCTCCAACAGAAGAAACTACAGTTTGCTCTAAATCTCCTCTACGGAAGTCAATATTAAGTTTATTAATTCTGGTAACAACACTAGCAGTATTTGCTTGTCCCTCGCCTTCATCATCAATTAATTGTTGTTGTCCAATAGCAAACTCATAAGTCCCTGAGTTTGGAGCAGACGCTAGTGTAATTTCATTAGTTGAAGAGTTAATTCCGGTTATTGAAATGTAATAAAAAATTGTTATAGTATACGTTCCAGTAGACGGAAAACTTCCTCCTGCAGTAGAAAAAGAAGCTGTGTTACCATCTGTGACTCTAAAAACCCCTGCTCGAGAGCTTTCCATATCAGAGTGAGACAACACAGCTCTAGCTTCTGCGTTTCCAGATAGTTGAGAGCCTGTTTCCCATGAAGAATCAAAAGGAGTTCCAGATACTGCTTCTAATACTAAATCTCTTTTTGCATTAGTTTCAGTAAGACTCGTTAATGTTGCTGTTGTTTGCTTATATAAAAGTCGTATACTTCTAGGGCTTGCAGAGTCAAATTCAACTGAACTTATATCAATATTTGAAGCAACCGTTCCGACTGCACTGCCAGAAAAAGATATAGTTCCATTTAAAAAAGATTCAGGAATAAATTCAGAAAATTTTGAGTCCTCTACAGATACATCGTCTAGGTATAAACTACCTACACCATCTACCAAGCCTTTAATAGGGCCTTCACAAATTAAATCAGTTATATTTATATTTTGTGCAGTAGCACCAGCATTTGTAAGCTGTGAAGTACGACCTCCTCTATTAATATCTACCATTATCTTCTCTCTTATCGCATTGCGTGATTTTCACGTTCTTCTGTTGGATCGTTACTACCACCGCTTGCTCCATTTACAACAACAGGATTAGTTGAATCTGCTGTAGAATCTGCATAGACTGTCCCAGCATCATAATAATTTAATCTTTCATTTCTTACTTGTGTACTTATAGGACGTCCCGGCACTCTCAGCTTTCCATATAAAATAGGAACAGGGTCTCCTTCTACAAGAGTTTGTCCTGTTCCTTGAAATAAATAACTTTCATCTTGATCGCTGTCTACTCCTGGATCTGGAGCCATTATTTGTTGAACACCCGCTAAAGCTAAGTTTACTGCTAGACCTGCTGCAACTAATCCCGGAGTAGTAAGAGCGTATGTAGCTGCTTGTGTTTGAACTCCTGCTGCATTAAACGCAGCTGCTTGTGTTTGCGTCATAAAAAATCCGCCGGGGTTAATTAGTATCAAAGCAGTTACAGCAAGTGCTGCCAGTATTTTACCTCCGCCACTCTTAGATCCCATTGGAAGCGGACTAATTAACATATCTCCTTCCCTGTATTGTAAAAGAAGTTCTGCTTCACTTTTTAACGGGTTTCCCGCAACTTCACATACAAATCCTATATTATTTTCTGCACAAGAATTTAAATACTCTCTAAAATTAGAAAAATTACACTCCAAGCAGCGTAAAACCTCTGAAAAAGAGTTTACATTCATGGTGTACTCTTTTCCAAATTTAGCGCCAAGCTCTCCTTCTAAATAAATTTTACGCTCCATGACGATATATTCCTATAATATGTTTAACCCAAAAAGGGTATAACGATTCTCTGCAAGATAGTCTGTTTTCTGCGTGGTGAAAAAAGATATCATTATCTAAATATACTCCACAATGATTTCCTATGTTACCTTCTACCGCAAATACTAATAAGTCGTTTTTTTGTGGACTATCTACTTTTTTAAATCCCCACTGTGCAATTGTTTCTTCGGTGAAGTAATCCAACCCTTTCAACCACCAATCATCTTCAAATAAAGCTCTTTTAGGTATTTTAATTTCTTGAGCACTTAACCAATCTCTCATCGCTTCAAAACAGTCAGCTACTCCAAACTGATACTCTCTTCCAATTAAAGGATTAAAATTTTCTTTAGGTTCAATTATATTTAAGTCTAAACTCGGGTAGCTAAAAATATAATAAGGCACTCCTAGAGCATTACAATTATTTATATCATTTTCACTTGCCTGATTACTACTATTTATGTGATTATGCACTATTGCAAATATATCTGCTTTCTTTTTTACTTCAAACCAATCATTCGAAGACATAATAAAATCTTCTTCAGTTTGTGCGATATTTTCACAAGGAAACCACTTTTTCTTTCCTTTTACGATTCCAATTATTCCACAAGCTTCTTTCGGGTATTCACTATCAAAATGTTTTTTTATATCTTCTATCATCTAAACTGTTTAGCTCCAGGGAACCCTCCAAAAGGTAATACAAATGCTGTATTTAAAGTATCATCACTATTATTTCCTTGAAAACGAATTTTACAAGAATTTAATGTTTTTCCACAAACGTCAGCACGAGTCCAGTATCCTTTAGCAGTTACTGGATTAAATTGTCCTGCAAAACTTTCCTCTGGTATAGTACGTATAGCTTCCCATATTTCTGTATGACCATCTCTAATTGTTTTTGTTTTAAAACCTATTGATCTAGAGTCATTCGTATTATTAGAATCATATGTAGGTATGGAAGAAATATTCTTTGTTATTACATTATCATTTTTATCAAAAAATCTACCATTACTATTTAAAGGCCAAGTGCACCCACCTTCGTAAGCAGGTCCTGTGGGAGTTTGTGTTCTATCGGGATGCAGATATCCTTGGTATCTCCAAGGACAGTATCTACCTATTACTACTCGGTTAGGTAATTTTACTCCCTCTATGTCCATAGGGCTTGCTAGTTCAAATTGAACAACTACATTAGTCTCACCGGAAACTCTGTCTATAATATAAGTTTGAGAAGGAAATTCTATTGGAGCAGAGTTCGGATTGGAACTAGAACTATTATAAGTTTTTGAAAGTAATGTTTTTCTTACAACAATTCTTGAATTCAACAAATCTTCATTGTTTGTAATTCCTTCAGAATTTAATATATCTAAAATATCTGCTTCATCGTCTGTACCATCTGAATTATTAGAAATACTTCTTGAAAGAATAGGAATATTTGCTTCATCGTCTGTACCATCTGAATTATTAGAAATACTTCTTGAAAGAATAGGAATATTTGCTACAGATAAAGTAGGTCTATTTGAAGCACCTGCACTTGAAAATTCAATTCCTTCTATTTGTATAGGTATTGCTATATACTCTTTTAATGGGTAAGAAGAACCACTTATTTCTTTTTGAGGAAAATAAATATTATTGCTTCCATCATCTAGCCCATTAAAAAAATGAGTAACAGTACCACTCGGCAAAGTAATATCAAAAAGAGTTACTAAAGCATCATCAGTTTCTTGAAGTTGTACTGTATCAATTATATCGCTCATGGCTCATAAACTCTTCGTAGTGTACAAGTTAAAGAATGAAAATTTTCTCTAACATAATTTATACTATACGTATCACATACAACTTTCATAGTCGTATTAGATAAATTTCCTCCAGTAAAATTATCTGTTACTGTAAAGTCAAAGTTTTTTGCTGCTTTATTGTCAAAAAAAGCAGCAATTAAATTTATATCTTCTGCAGTACGATTATTGAATGATAA